CGAGAGATTGGGCTTCATGAGATAAATAATATTGCGCCCTTTGATGATGGTCTTGAGGAGCCTAAGGCTGGCAAGAAGCAGGTAAAATGTCCGGGGTGCGGTGATATCTTTCCGGTAAAGGGAAATTCCGCGCAATTGGAAAATACTTGATTTTATTGATCAAGGTGTAAAAAAAAGCGAAGAAACATAATTTAGATAATTTGGAGGATTGCTATGGGCAATAATAAGGATGGCAATAAAGATATTACCGAGTATGGAAAAGCAACGCGGTTTGGATCTGCTGGTGGGCCAGACCCGCGCGCGGCAAAGGAAAAGCAAACCGCAGCCGGTCAGGGAAACCAGCATAGTGTAAGAAACGCGGCGCGGCGTCTTGCTGCGGCAGAATTTGATATTACCAAAAAACTTTCACCTGAGGATCTTGTGAAGAAGTTCGGACGTGACGGATATGTCGTATCTGGCGCGCAGATGATTGCGATCAAGAAATTCCAAAAAGCCATGACCGGTGACACCAAGATGCTCCAGCAAATAACGGATGACATTGACGGGAAGCAGGTCCAGAAGGTTGTTGAAGCGCAGGCAAGCCTTGCTGATCTTGTCACAAAGAGCTACGAGATTGATTCCGAAGAGCAAGCTCCAGAGGAATAGTCATGTCCCTTGCTGCCGCCAGTACGATAAAAAGATGGCGGGATGATCCTGTTTATTTTGTAAAGGACGTTTTTGGCGTTGTCCCGGATGAATGGCAGGAGGAATATCTATACGCCTACAAGAACAAGATCCGTGTCGCCGCAAAAAGCTCCAAAGGTCCCGGAAAGACCGCCGTTCTTGCATGGTGCTGCTGGCATTATCTCGTTACAAGACCTTTTCCGAAAGTCATAGCCACCTCGATATCAGGCGATAACCTGCGAGATGGTTTATGGTCTGAAATGTCAAAATGGCAACAAAAATCAAAGCTTTTAACCGCCGCTTTTGTCTGGACAAAGACAAGGATTTACGAAAAATCTCACGGGGAAACATGGTTTATGTCTGCCCGCCAATGGTCAAAGAGTGCCGATAAGGATCAGCAAGCGAACACGCTGGCCGGATTACACGCAGATTACATCATGTTTGTCGTCGATGAGGCTGGCGGCGTACCTGACGCCGTTGTTGCTGCGGCTGAGGCGGCGCTTGCAAACGCGGGGACAGAAGTCAATCCGAACGCAGAAGCCAAGCTTTTGCTTTGTGGAAACCCTACTCACCTTACAGGGCCGTTGTACCGCGCCTGCACGAAAGAGCGCTCATACTGGCATGTGATCACCATCACCAGCGATCCGGATAATCCAAAGCGATCAAAGCGGGTAAGCCTTGAGTGGGCAAAGAAGCAGATTGACAGCTATGGCCGGGATAATCCTTGGGTCATGATCAACGTTCTCGGAGAATTCCCGCCCTCATCCCTCAACGCCTTGCTGGGCCCGGATGATATGGAGAGAGCGCAAAACCGCTTTGCCACGACAGAAATGTTCAGGGAATCGCCAAAAGTCCTTGGTGCAGATATTGGCTGCGAAGGTCCAGACCCTTCGATCTTTTTCCCTCGTCAGGGGATAGTGGCCTTCAAGCCTATGGTTCTTCGTGTGCCTAACCTTGTTCAGGTGGCAGGCAGGCTCGCGCATTCAATAAACAAATGGCAACCGGACGGGGTTTTTGTTGATTCAACCGGTGGATTTGGTGCGTCTGTTGTCCATAATTTGAATGAATGGGGTCATCCGGCGGTAGGTGTACACTTTTCAGAGAAGGCCCTAGATCGGCAATACGCGAATAAACGCGCAGAGATGGCCTTTGCATTGGCTCAGTGGATCAAGACGGTCGGATGTCTTCCTCAGTGTCCAGAACTGTCAGAAGAGGCCACGGCGATCGAATACTATTTCAAGGGAGATCAGGTTATTTTGATTGAGAAGGACCAGATAAAAGAAAAGATTGGCCGCTCCACAGATTATTGGGACGCGCTGATGCTCACCTTCGCCTACCCTGTGCTGAGAAAAGACCCGCTCGATAAATATAGAAACCCTCAAGATTCCACAAACTATGATCCGGTGCAGAAAAACTACAAGCCGCCAAGCGTGTCGGATCTCTACCCGAAACAAGGTATGGACGACTATTCCCCATTGAAGTAATATAAAACGGCTTGCCAAGCACCAGCCTCTCATCGGAGGAATTGAAAGATGTGCGTATTAAGCAAGCCCAAACCCCCAGCCGTTGCGCTACCTCAAGCTCCAGTAACGCCGCAAGCTCCTGCCGCAGCGCCTCAAGCGCAAGATCCTGCCGTTTCAAGCGCCAGAGATAATGAGCGCCGCAGAAAGATGCGGGCCTCCAGCGAGAATAACACCCTTGTCAGTGGTGGCGCCGGTTTAACAGCTCCAGCCCAGACCGCAACAAAAAGCCTGTATGGACAGTAAAAAATGGCCGAGAAAAAAGACCTTCTTCATGACCTGATGGATGGACGTGGCCGCGAGTTCACAAAAATATACCGTGCCCGATATAACGGTCTTGATCAGGAAAGGTCTTCCTATATTCCCCTCTGGCGTGACATGCGGGACTTTCTTGCGCCGCGTACTGCTCGCTTTAAAGGTGAGTTAATCAATGATGCCACCCGGCAAGATTTGAATATTATCAACACGTCTCCTCGCTTTGCTGTGCGTATTCTAGGGGCCGGGATGCAATCCGGCGTCACGTCTCCTATGCGCCCTTGGTTCAGGCTTGGAACAGCCGACCCGGATATGCGGCAAAACAAGCGCATAAAAGAATGGCTTTTTGACGTTGAGCGGATCTTGCGCGAGATTATGTCCCGGTCAAATATATATGATCGGCTGAAATCCACATATTCCCTGCAAGGTGTGTATGGGATAGCTTCTCTTTTTCTTGATCAGGATGATGACGATATAATCAGAGGCCATGATTTCCCCATGGGGACCTTTATGGTGGCCACAAGCGCAGCGGGTCGATGCAATGCCGCGTACCGAGATGTGTCAATGACAGCGGCGCAAATGATGGCGAAGTTCAAGGGTCGAGCGCCAGAGATGGCAAAACTTGCCTATGATCGAGGAGATTATGAGACTCGCTTTGATGTGTGTCACATTGTTGAAGAGAACAGGATTTACAAAGAGCGCTCCGCATATGCCGCGCACAAAAGATTTTCCTCCATATGGCTTGATCGGTCAAAGCCGGAGGATGATGCGATACTGGGCTGGGAGGGTTATGATTACAATCCCGTGTTTTCACCACGCTGGGATGTTTATGGCGAAGAAGTTTATGGCTCCGGCTGCGGTGAATACGCTCTTGGGGACGCAAAACAGCTCCAGTTACTTGAAAAGCGGTCTTTGCAAATCCTCGATAAGGTTGCTCATCCCACAATGGTTGGAGATGCGTCGTTAAAGACTCAGCGGACCACCAATATGCCGGGGGAGACGACCTATGTAAACGGCCTCATTACCGGAAACCAAGGATACCGCCCCGCATACCAGATACAGAGGCCACCGATTGATATTGTTGACGCAAAATCAATGAGAGTCGAGGCCCGCATTGACGAGGCTTTTTACAAAAATCTATTCCTTCTGGTCACTGAGCTGGCGGACCAGCCGAATATAACAGCAACGCAGATCAACACAATGCGCGAGGAAAAGCTTTTGATGCTTGGGCCCGTGCTTGAAAGGTTAAATGACGAGCTGCTTGATCCCCTGATCGATGTGATCTTTAACATTGCTCAAAGCCGGGGTCTTCTCCCGCCTCCACCAGAAGAATTGCAGGGCATGCCGCTCAAAGTGGAATACATTTCCGTCCTTGCACAGGCTCAAAGGGCTATGGGAATAGGAAATATTGAGCGGTTTGTCGGATTTGTTGGAAATCTAGCCTTGATTGATCCGCGCGCGCCGAATAAACTCAATACAAACGAGATCATCGACGAATATGGCGATGGTATTGCAATTCCGCCCAGACTCATTCGCACAAACGACGAGGTTTCGGAGATTGATCAACAGCAACAGCAACAGGCAGCAGCGGCTCAGATGGCGGAAATTGGTCCCCCGATGGCAAAGGCTGCAAAAGATTTATCCCAGACTGAATGGGATCAGAGCAATGCGCTTACAAACGCACTTCAAGGGGCTACTGTGAATGGATAGATTGAGGGAAATTATTCAGGAGGATCAGCCTGAGAGAGATCCTTTGCTTGTCGAATTCGAAAGACAGTCTATAATTTTACAAATGTCCCACCGGAACGGTCGCAGGTTTGTCTGGATGATTATGAATGAGTCCGCGCCTACGAGAAACCCTATGGGGATTGAGGACCGATGGACAAACTTTAATGTAGGGAAGCAGGATATAGGCCGGTGGCTTCTTTTCCTGATCCATGAATATTGCCCTGATATGTACACTTTAATGATTAAAGAATCCAAGGAGGATGAAGACCATGACCACGACAGCAGAAACGCCGCAAACTACTGATGTTCCAGCGGCTCCAGTTACAACAGACCAAAATGCCGTAGATACACCAGCGGCAACGTCTGATGCGCCGACAGGTGATAAAAAGGACGATACCCAGTTACTCTTCGAGGAACCAAAGTCAGATAAGACGCCAGAGCAAAAGGCAGAAGAAGAGCTTTTGTCTAAAATGACTCCGGAGGAAAAGGCCGCGCACGAGCAAAAGAAGAAAGAGGAGGCCGAGGCCGCAGAGAAGGCCGCCTTTGTAAAGCTTGAGGATATTGAGATCCCAGAGGATATGCCTATCCCTGATGGTGTTAA